GGAATAAAGACAAACGTCAGTATCTGATGTATTCGGCTATCAATGACTCGCGTGTACGTCCTGCACATTTGGCATTGAATCGCATTGTATTACCGATTGATCACCCATTTTGGCTAACGCATTACCCTCCATTGGGCTTTCGTTGCCGTTGTACTGTGATTGCCCTCACAGAGAAACAGGCGCTTAAATACAACATTACACCTGATGATAAGTTGCCAGAGGTGGCCAAAGCATTGGACTGGAGTTCACATCCTTTGCAATTTGGGGAGTTTGAAGCATTGGTGGATCAGAAGATTTCCAAGTCATTACTTGATAAGGAATATCTACTGGAGCAGAAAGAAGCAATTAAGGCTGAATGGACTGCTTCTAAAAAGCTCACCAGTCTTTTAGCCCCTATGGATGATAAATCGAGAGATCTATTTAACACGGTGGCCAATACAGTTATTCCTTTAGATCCATCCATTAGACCAAGTGCGATTAAGATTTTCTTGGATTATGTGCAGGGAAATGATACAGCTCTCACAAGCTATCTGAATCAATCGTCAATTAGCTTGGCTGAGGATGTTCTTAAGCGTTGGGTGAAAGACGATATGGCAAAAATTCAAGCTGTATCAGGTAATATTGCAGATGTGATTACAGGTGCTACCACACTAGCCTATGTCGCTTCATTTGAAGTGGGTAAGGTGGTCACGTTAGATGCGCCTATGCTCTTAGCAGGGCAATCCAATGTGATGATCCAGATAGTGGGTGCTAAAGGACTTGGAATTGATTTTGAAATGCTGAATATAGGATATGGGGTTTTACTCGAGATCGGGTTGTCTTTTGAAGTTTTATCAATTGAGGTCGTTGAAGAGAGAATGGTTTTTAAATTAAGGGCAATATTCAGCTAGTTAATTTATAAATTTTGATGAGGAGGTGTGTCTGTTATATTTATATTTATTTGGAATTTATAGAGATAACAAATGACTCTTTGCCAATCTTTTAGAGATCTATCTCATCAAACATGGATGCAATTAGCTAAAGCTAGAAGTGTGGATCACCAGATGCTTGAAGAATCCGTGACTGATATTCTTATGGTTGATCTTAAGTTTAGGCACCCTTTTAATGTTATTACAAAGACATTTACTCGTTCAGAGGAGTTTATTAATGGCGCTGATTGGGAGTGGTGGTTTGTTGACTCATCAGGCAGTAAGGGAATTGGATTTAGAGTTCAGGCTAAAATTATTAATTTTGAAACAAACTCTTTTAAACAATTGCATTATAGAAGTAAAAAATCCGCTATAACCCAAACTGAAAAACTGATTGATGATGCTAGAAATGCTACACCCCCTCTAATACCAATTTATTGTCTGTATATTCATTGCGACAAGCTCTTAAGTAGTTTTAATATTGTTGATTTGTATATTAGAGGGATACTATTTAACTGTACTGTTGAGCATTTAGGTTGTTCAATTTTGTCGGCATATAAAGTTAAAGATTTAAAAAAAACCAAGAAGCAGCACATCAAAGAAATATTTGAATATGTTAAGCCGTGGCATTCTTTGGTTTGTCCTCCAATTATTAATTCCAACACAAATTTGAGTCTTCCTGAGAAAACATGGGCTTGGGTTAAGGAGAGTAATTTGGCGGGTGAGCTTTCAAATGATCATTTGGAGTTACCAAATAATGGGATTGTTCCCGATTATGTTAAAGACATCATGAATGAACATAGAGAGAAGCCAATATACGATAATCACTACAACCTTGATGAGCGATTTAAGTCTTTAGGTGGAATAATGATTGTCAAAGAATAGTAAATACCCAATTTACCAGCATAAACCGCTCCTAATGGAGCGGTTTTTTTTATGGAGCATGAAAATGCCTGAACTTAATGAAGAACAAGGCAAGTATCTTTTCTCACTATCCGCCGTGGACATTGTTCCTCAGGTTGAAGGGGATAAGAAACGGACATTTAAAGGCACGGCTTATGGTGGTGGTCGTGTAGATGGTCACTGGTTTTGGGGGCGAAATGGTGTTGTTTTCGATCTTGAAGGAATTGAGATTCCAACTCCAACACCTTTACTAGAAGAGCACTTCAGTACCAGTCGTGTCGGTGTGGTGAGAGAAGTCGGTATCAATCAAAACATCACAGTGACTGGCGACTTTCTCCGCAATGCGAAAGCACGTGAAGTTGTGGATGACGCAGATGATGGCTATCCGTTTCAAATGTCCATGTTCATTGATCCTGGTTCTGTTGAGGAAGTGGGTCAAGGGGTAAGTGTTGTTGTAAATGGACAGACATTCACAGGGCCAGTCGCAGTATTTCGAAATAACCGTATCCGTGAATTTACGATCTGCTCAACAGGCGCGGATCGAACAACGTCGGTAAATGCATTTTCAGCAAAACCCGGCACAACAAATCAACCTACAGAGGACACAGACGTGACCGAATTAGAAAAGGCGCAAGCCCGTATTCAAGAGTTGGAGACTAAAAACTCTGAGCTTGAAACCCAAAACAAGCAGTTTGCTGCGGCAAAGCGTGAAGCAGAAATTACTGCTTTAGGTAAAGATCTTGGTAAGGAATTTAGTGCGGAAGATATTACAGAAATGAAAGCGCTAGATGACTCAGCGTTTGCATTTTCAGCTAAACAACTTCGTCAATTCTCAGCAGGTAATCAGCCACCAGCTGGTCAACAGCAGCAGAACAATACTGTCGCACCACATCTTGCTCATTTATTCACTCACCAAGCTACAGGTGGTCAGGGTGGGCAAGGCGGTAATCAAGGTGCTGGTGATAAACATAAATTCACAGCTGGTGCACAAGCATTTGCAGAACAAAAGGGGAAATAATTCATGGTTACTCACTATGTACCGCCTATCTCGGTCACGTCACAACGACTGATTCTGGATAATGAAAAGTTACGTCGTGCTAATGCAAAAGTAACGACTGCCACAGCATATAAATACGGTGATTTGCTAACACTATCCGCTGCTAATGTGCTGACTCATGCTACAGACGAGTCTACATGGGATGTGATTTGTGGTGCTGATGTCACTGCAGCAGAAGCAACAATCAAAGCAGCTGATGGCATTGAAATCCCGATGTATTACGGTGGTGTATTTAACGTTGAAGCTGTATCACTTGATGGCACTTTACTTACCACTGCTCAATACGATGCAGCACGCGCCAAAGCAACCAAAAACAAAATCGAACTTTCTAAGGTGTAAACGACATGCCACAAGCTTTTAATATTGAAGGTACCCCACTAGAACTGCTTGATGTGGGTGAGTTAGCACTAATCCACTCAAACTATCGCCCGATGGATACTTGGCTATTAGACCAACTCTTTCCAAATCGCCCATTATTCACACGTGATGATGTACCTTTGGCTGAATTGTCAGCTGAACATGATCTGGCACCACTGGTATCACCACAACAGCCTGGTAAGCCATTTGATACTACTCATTCTGGTGAAGTACGCCATGTGAAACCGGCCTACTACAAGCCAAAAAATCAGGTTAGTCCAGCGGATGCATTTGAAATCTCTTTGCTAGAGCGTTTACGCACCGCTGGGATTATCTCAACTGGAAATCAGCAGTTGTCCATCCAAGAGCAAATGATTATTTCCCAGATTGCGGTGATGAAGCGCAACCATGATGCGATTGATAACTCAGTCCTGATGATGGCGATTGATCTTCTGAAAAATGGTAAATATGCCCTTCATTCAGATGACTATGAATACAACTTGGTTGATTACCGTCGTGATGCCTCTCTGACATATACGCCGTTGATCAAATGGAATGAAGCAGGTGCTAAACCCGTTTTAGATATCCGCACCATGCTCGAGCGTCAGTTGGCAGCTGATGGCGGTGAAGCCAAAAAATCAATCATGTCTGGCTTAGTATGGGCTGCTTTATGGAATAACGAAGAGTTCAAGAAAGAATTCATCACACCGTACGCTGGTATTTCTGTTCCTGTTACACCAAGCTTTGGCGTCAAAGAGTCAGCAACTCTCAAAGGGACGTTTGATGGAATTGAATTCTGGGTGTATGACGCAACTTACCGCAATAAAGGTCAGGTGAAGCGCTTTATTCCTAAGGATTATTTCTCTTTGATTTCTGATACCAACGGCTCAGTGGCACATTGTAAGATCAAAAATATGTTGGCCAACGGTGTTGCTCAGCAATACTTTGACCGTCAATGGTACTGTGAAGATCCAAGCGGCATCATGTTGATGACTGAATCCGCTCCATTGGTCGTGCCTTCTAACAAAAATGGTGTAGTCGGTGGTATCGGCTTTATCACCCTATAAGGAGTAAGACATGCCGAAGTACATCGCAAAACAATCCATCGGGCATTTTATGCCAGGTGATGAAATCAAAGGGCTTGAAGAAAATCAACTTCAGGCCCTTTTAGCATCTGGAGCTATTGAAGAAGAAAAAGCTCCAGAACAACCTAAGGCGGATGGCACTGCTGCTCAGCTTGCAAGCCTTGCTGCAGAAGTGGCAGAGCTGAAAGCAAATGAGGCAATCCTTATTGAGGGTAAGGATAAAGCCGATGCAGCAGCGGCAGAGCTTCAAATTAAGGTTGAAGACTTGGAAAAATCACTAGCTACATCTGAAGCTGCTCTAAAAAAAGCCACTACCGAAGCCAAGAAAGTAGCGCCAGCAGATAAATAGGTGACTTATGTACG